ATACGGTCAGCGATTTATTAGGCAATCCGCCCTTTGTAATCTTATTCATCAATTCAATGTCAAACGGTAGTCGTTCTTCTTTGCGATGATAAAACTCAAAACGAGTATCCGAGTCTTCCAGGAAATCATGCCCGATATTAGTGTCGAAGCTAATACCAAGAGATTCTGAAAGCAGCTGAGGAATGGATCCCTTATCATATTGCTTATCCTGCCCATCTAGAATTAGAATAGCCCTGCGGATTGAGTTATAAAGATCTTTATCCTGACAGAATTTTTCCGTTTCCTTTACAAGCCATTCTTGATTAGTGTCATTATCAACTTTAAGCTCATCGATGTTTATATTTACATCTTTAAACGCCTGTTCATTAAGATCTTTGCGTTTGTCAATAGAGATTTTAAGTGCCTCAATTGATGGGGGTGCTTTATACTCAGTAACATATTCAGCAAATGTTGAAAATATTTTGCGAGTACTTGCTTCCTCAAAATATTCTTCCTTGATATAAGGAAACACCTTGCGGCAGAACTCTTCGTTGTAGATTAGATTGGATAAAATTGTTTTTTCGAGCATGACTACCTCTTGAATATAAAAAAGAAGGGCATTTTGCCCTCCCTGTTGTTTATATACTATACTTATTCCTCGTCGATGTCAACAATCATGCCATCATCTTCTGCTAGTGTAAGTCCTCCTGATAGTTTGAATTTGCGCTCTACAAATTGTTTGAACGTCTTGTTAGCAACAAGCTCCGTGAAGAATTCATCGTTGGTTTCAATGTCCTTGGCACGATAGCTCTTATCAAAGATTTCACCAGTTTCCATATCAACAATTTGATACCAACCCATCTTTGGTTTTATCAGATGCCCAGCTTCTAGTGCCAGATCAAACAGCGAAGACCATTTCTGAATACCAGAGTTATAAAGAACGGTAAAGGGTAGCTTAGATTTTTCTTTCACGTATCTAGACTTCTCAATGTTGATGGTGAATTTCCAGCCAGCAAGACCATCCGCATCCTTCTCTTGCGCCTTAGTAATGATAAACGCCTGATTTGCGGAATACATAAGACCGGTCCCACCACTAATGACTGCCGTGGAATACATTGAATTGTGGGCAACTACCCCATTGACCAACTCAAAACAATGGTCGTCTTTTACTTCAATGTCATAGATTGGAAATTCATTTACTAATCTTTTTCCTACTAATTTTCTCATTTTCTCTCCTTACAATTCTCCATATGCCAACGCTTGAAAGCTGTAGGCATCTTTGTGATGTTGCTTTTTTTATTACAATGAGGACAGGTTAGTTGTTCATAAATGACATTTTCATTATATGTCTTATAACAATCTTCTCTCTCACTAAACATTTGTTCTTGTTCTGCCTTTGGTATCTTGAGTCCCTCAAATTTACCTTTAGTATATTCTTTACCCATCCATACTATTATCTTTGCGTTTGGGTTGTTAAGACCCTGCCTTTCTTCACTATACCGTTCAAATAGATGGTCATGTATTCCCGTGTCATATTTGGCTCGAATCTTAAGTTTTCGACTGGCTTTAGACTCTTCTGACGTGTTGAGTCTTGCCTGTGACATCATAGCGGAATATTGCTGTTTATCTTCTTCCGTCATATTACTATACCGCCTTTTTTGACCAATAGAAAGCGATTTACTATAAGCCTGCATTTCTTCATCCGTTAGATTAGCAAACCATTCAATCTGACCTTTTCTTAATTTTTCAGTATAAGTTCTTCTTTCGTCGAGTGACATATGCTCGAATCGTTTATTTGCCGCTATTTGCAATGTTTTAATATACTCTTCTCTGGTATCTTCTGAGTTAGCAGGGTGCGTCACCTGTAAAGTTTCGGCCCTTCTTGCAAATATGTCTAATTTTACCTCTTCCGATGCCTTTTCCCAAAATATTTCAAAATTTGTATTTCCTGATATACCGTCAGCTGAATCATACCCACTTTCTGGTATTATATTAGCAAACTCTTTGTTTTTTGCTACATCTAATATTTCACTATAATATATGCATTTTTCTTCAAAGTCGGGATAATTTGTAGACTCATAAAGAACCTCAGTTGAAAAACTATAACCGTGCTTCTTTAGATGTCTAACCCACATAATACCAGAACCGCTATATTTCTCGTATTTTTTCTTTTTGGTTATACAAAGATATTTTAAGCCAGTAATATTATGGGTCTTTATCATCAGTCTATATATTGGTAGTGACATTGCTTTCTCCTTTATAAGTCATACTTATTATTTATAATAAAGGAGATTTTGCTAGTATGTATGACTTATTTCATCATTTGACCGAGTATTATATCATTAGCTTCCACCCATTTGTCTCCTTCTATAAGAAACTTATGGTCGTGCGTACATTTCACAATAGAGCCATCATCGAATTCTAGTTCCATGAACTGTTTGCCGGATGGATCAAGAACATCAGGCCCGAAAGTTTTTGTAACTGGCGCTGATCCTTTATGAGTAAATACGATATCTCCGACTTCTATTTTTCTTATTTCTTTAAGTCCCTGGGTAGTCTTGATAAGAGTATCGCCTGCTAGACACATGGTATTATACGTATGTGCGACCGCGACACAAGGAACATCCTTGGAAATCAACGAAGGTGTAATCATACGGAACAGAGCTTTAAGAGACTTTGCTCTTTGCATCTCTGCAACTGATTTTTCATTTTCAGCATCATCGAGTTCTTTTAGAGATGCAGTATTGCCGATAGAATCAATCATCATGATTACTTTATCTTTACGGTCAATTTCCTTAAGTGTTTTTACCATATCAAACTTAAGCATTTCAATATGCTCAATAGGAATATGAATTATACGCGTAGGATCAATTCCGTTTGACATAAGATATTCTGGTGTTATGCCACCCTCTGAATCATACAGCACTGCAATTGATTCACTATACTTATCAAGATAAGCTTTAATACATAGAAGGCCTAGTAATGTTTTAAATGATTTACTTTGACCTGCCAAAACAGTAAGTCCACTGCTTAGGCCGCCATCTAGACTCCCAGAGAAAGCAATATTCAAGATTGGAAGGTCGGTAGGGATAACATCCTTGTCCTTAAAGAATTCTGATTCGGAAAGAATAGATGCATGTTTAGTGGGACTGTTCTTCAGAATTCGTTCTAATAGATTATTTTTCATTTAATTCTCCTTTGGTTTGGTGTTTGGGTTTTATTTACTTTAAGTCAGATCCCACTCTGACTATACCTTTGCAATTGCCTCCAATTTTCTCTTGTATGCCTGGATCTTTTCTACTCTATTAGGCCATAGTATAGTTGACTTTTCTGGATTCTTGCAAAGATTATCTAAGAAAGGAACAATTGCATTATATAGTTGTTCCAATCTAGTTTCAAGATCACCAACCTTTACTTGGCTAGTTGATACGTCTTGTGTTAATTTAGTGTTAACTTCCTTTACTTCTTCATAATCTTCATCAACAAAGCTAAAGCCAAAGTCAAAGTTATCAACATCTTGTTCTTTTTTCATTATATAAACTCCAATAAAAGGAGGGACAATTAAGCCCCTCCCAATTTAGTTATTAGCTCTTTGCAAGATTACGGAAAAATTCTAGATCGGAATCTGAATCATCACTTTCAGATGCTGAACTGATATCCTGTTCTTTACCAGCACTAGACTCAGCAGTCTTGCCTATTTTGCTCATGTCTAGTTCTTCATCTAGATCATTTTCAGCCGTAGCTGATGCGCCGGCACGACGATCAGCATCCCCAGAAATACCCAAAACCTTGTGTAGTTTTGCTTGCAGTTCATCATATGACTTGAAGTTCTTTGGGTCAAGTAGTTCCTGTAGGGAATGCTGCTGTTTCCAGGTTGCTTCTAGTTTATCATCGTCATCAAATAGCGCTGATGAGGAATCAAACTCAGATTTGTCATAGTTTGGATACCCTTCAAACTGACGGATTTTCAATCTGAAGTTTGCACCTTCCCATAGATCAAATGGATTTACTGGTGCTTCATCCTCGAATGAAGGATTCATCATGTCGTTGAGTTTGTCCCAGATCTTTTTACCATATGCGAATAGAAAGACCTTTCCGTCGTTTTCTGGATTGCCTGAATCCTTCACGACATAGATGTTTGATACATATTTAAGACGGCGCTTTTGTTTGCGAGCTTGTTCCTTATCAGCATCATTTCCGCTATTCCAGAGCTTAGAATTTAGTTCACCAAGCGGATCCTGTTGGCCAATTGTACTCAGAGAGTTTTCGATGTACCAACCACCTGGTCCTTGAAAGCCATGGTCCCATGTGCGAACAAATGGCATATCTTCCCCGTCTGGTGCTGGTAGAAAGCGGATTATTGCAAAGCCATTGCCTGCTGCATCCTTAGTAGGTTTCCAGTATTTGCCCTCATCTGGGTTGGAATAACCTTTTGAACCAATCTTATCTAGTTGCTCTGTGAGTTTTTCTAGTGACTTGGAACGATTCTTTTTTAGTGCGTCAAATGACATATTATGTCTCCTTTATATTTGCGATATATTTGCGAATTGCGTTGTATATTGCCTGAGTATTGTCAAGCAAGTTTATTTATACATGAGCAATGTGGTTTTTGATGATCAATGAAAACTTTTTTTGATCAAAGTCGAGAAAGGAAAAATATTTCCTTGATAGTAGTATTTTATCACCTGCTACTATTTTGTCAACCACTGTTTCATTCCAATAGTCTAATACATTTGAAAGATTAGTAAGTATGGTGAACGTCTCAAGTGATAACTTTCGTTGTAGAAAGCACGAAAGCAGCTTAGGGTGTTGCCCATCTTTTACTATAAAATTGGTTTTATAGTTGTCGTCGAGTTGTTTTAAGTCTTGCTGAAAATGATAAGTAAGTCCATCCATACGCTTTTTCCAATTCATATATGTTTCTTCTGCTGGTTCTTCTAGGAAGTCACCTGCCCATATATTGGAATTTTTAACTATATTTGAAAGCATAAGATTGCGGCGTTCGGGTTTTAGTGATAACTTATAGAAGAAAAAAACATCCTTGCGGGTTTGAAATGCCTCGAATGATGCCTTTACCTTACCATTGTATTTATGATAATCATATGTTTTCGTTGTAAAATGTCGTTTAAGTGCAAGATAGTCTACGTATGTTTTAAATGCATCTTCAGTCGCATAATTGTGATTCATGTTGATCCCGCTTCACCAATTTCATATTTACAGCTTCTGTCCTGATCTTTTCTTTCATGACGGGTGATTTCTTTACAATTTCCGCGATGGTTTCAATTTCGATATCAGTTTGCTTTGCATATTGTACTAGTGCTTCGATATATGTTGTACCCCGTGCAAGCATTTCTGCAATATCGTGATGTATTTTTTCAGCTGATAATGTAATAATCATGTATTTAATAATCTCCTTAAATCTCGTCTAAGATCACTTTGACCTCTTTTATATGCGTGTTCAAATAATCTTGTTACTTTATGGGCTTGATTGCCGAATAAATCAGCTGAAACTATATACTCATGATTGCCATCTGATAGATTTATTCTAACATATCCCTCATCTTTATTAATTTCATAACTACCCATTCAACACCTTAATACCATCTACCCAATTTGATGCTGCACTTTCAACATAATGGATGGACTTATCGTGGTAGGTTTCTGATTTAATGAAACCACCAGGTCCATAATATTCGATTGTATAACCATCAGGCGTATCGTGAATTTCTGCGCGCATCGATACGCCTTCAGATTCTTTAAAAACAGTAGATAATAGCATTTAATTCCTTTCTATTTTACCATAAAGCCTATGCGGGGATTGTTGAGGAAACCATCGGCATCGTCGTGGTTCTCTATATAACTATATCCCAATTCCTTATATATGTCAACCACTTGTTGATCGGATTCCCAAATAGGTATCAATTTATTATATTGTGGGTCAGGTGTATCACGGAGGTGCACTTCGATGATGTTGTTATCTATGAATTCTACATTAATAGTGTCGACATCGGATAAGACATTAAACCAACTCGGTAATGCTGTAGCCCAATCAGTCTTTTGCCATTTCTGAAATTTGTATAGATGTTGTTCGTCTCTATAAGCACGATATGAGAGAAATGGTAACCAGTGCTCATTTTGGAACTTATATGATACAGAATGCTGGCAGCCATCAAACCATTCACACCAGAAATAACCAGGTGGTACTTTTGACAGATCACCAGCATCTATAAAGATCTTATTAGCACCTAGTGACATGCCAGAAAGATTTGTTATTGGCCTGGTAATGTAATATTTAGATGAAGAAGGTGGAATACCAGCAGGGCCGCAATCATATTTAAGTTGTTCTGATAGCCAAAGCTTGTTGAACCACTTTCTATGATGAGGAAACGACTTATAAGCGATGTGATCTGTGGTCATCTACAACTTCTGGGAATAAGCACTTTTGGATAAATGTAGTAACATCTTCTTCGTTTAATCCTAATGCTTGCATAGTTCTTGGGGTGTGCGGATTTTGCTTTTGATAATAAGCATATCTATTTTGAGCTTTAGTGACAATATTTATATCTGCTACTCCATTGGAAAGTGGCAGTATCAGCAGGTAATAATCAAGATTAGATTTCACAGTAGTAAGCAGTTGGTTAATCTCGGCATCATCGTTAATATTACCAGCAGCAATCATCTCGTTATTAAAGATAGCTTTTGCCCAATCTGGGAGCTCACGTTCTCTCTTCCAAGCAAGCATTTCTGAAAATTTAATAAAGTGCTTTATCATTTCATGTTCACTGTTTACAGTAGGGCTAAAGTCATGAAATGCACCAGTCATTTTATTCTTACCAGCAATAACATCAAATCCAAAAATAGGAGCATCACTGCTTAGGTGAGGAAATACACATACGTGCATCATCCACAGACCTTTACTCTCACGGGCATCTACGACATCAATATGCGCTCTGCGAAAGCAGTCTGACGACCAGACACGGTTGATCCATCCTGGTTGATTAAACCGACCCATACCCTCCTCAAACTTTTCATCGCCTGTATTATCAAATTGTTCTATGAAATGATCTTTTAGATCAATCAGATTTTCCCATATTTTCGACATATTGGTCTAACTCCTCAAAAAGTCTAATAGCAAATTCAAAACAGATATTAGCTTCTTCTGCCATATCATCTGTCAATATTTCTCTAAGCAGCTGCTTGAGTTCTTCTTTATTGTCAAAATCATACATTGTGCCAGAACCAGGTACTCGCTTTTTAATAATCGCACCACCGTACATATCGCCGAAATGTCGGACATACATATGTGCAAGAAGTTTCTTATACTCACCATTCTTTTCTAGATTATAGATATGATCTACATATTGAGAATTTGATAGTCCTGTCAATTCTGATCTATACGCAAATCCATGTAGATGTTCCAACTCCTGCATATCATTTAAAATGTGATTAGCTCGGAATACGCCATGTAGATTTTTTGGTAGCCCTTGAATTTTCAATGCATCTTCAAGAATAACGTAGCAGTAGTATTGGTTGGTTATATAACGATAATATAGTTCTGGGGTTATATTACCACCTAAAAGAATTTTAGCAAAACCTCTACGTTCTGCCTTTTTATGATTTTCCCATGTTAATTCTTTTAAACTCATTCAATATCCTTTTAGTAAGCGGGCCCGTTAAAGGTGGAGCCCATACCCGAAACCCAATAACGCGAGGGTCATGACGGGCAGATTCTGTTTCTAGGTTCTGCCGAACCCACAGTACTTATGCTGCGAGAGCGTAAGCCTTAGGAGCTGCGTTTGTGTTTGCAGTTAGTAGTTTCGTTCGCGGTAACGGCGCTTACATCCCGGCAACCTAGACTTTATTCTCAATATACGTCGATCCTATTTATCGCCCAGCAAAGATACACTTACCGCCTCGCCTAATCCCACAGTCCGAAACATGTTGTCCTGCTACTTAAAGTGCATCTATGGTGGACGATTCGGGTACCGCCCCCGAGTCCGTTCTACCTCAAATATTGCCTTCTAAAATGACGGTCATTGCAAGCCGCCAAGTATTCTTATTTATAATTTTTCCCAAATAGCAACTGTTTAAACTTGCGAATATTTCTACCATTATTCTTTACTGTAACAGTTTTTTCTACTGGTTTATCGGTTTCAATATATTCCACGGTAACAACTTCATCTGCAACCGGCGGCTCACTAAGATCAACTCCATAAACTCCGTCAAAAAATTCATTTGAAATGTCATCTAGTTCTTGACGAAGATTGTCAAGTTTCTTCTCTTTTGTTCTTGCCTGTTTGTTCTTAGATATAGCAGAAACACCAGCTAATACTAGAAGCACTGCAAGAGGATCAAATACAAAGATTATTAAAAATATAACCCACCGAACAGCCTTTTCAATTAAATCAGTATCGGAACTGCCATAAGCAAACTCGGCTATGTATTTGATAGGACCTATTTCTACTTCATACAATCTCA